ACGTATGAGAGGCGGGCACGGTATAAACCGCCATCTGCGTCTGGTTACCATCGGTTATGCTCGCATAAATAGTACCTGTAGGTACCCCAGAAGACACTCCAGTAGCTGCGATATAGACAGTACCCGCAGCAGTGCCCCCTGACCCCGCAGTAGCAACAAAAGCGCGATTAATGCGTATCCAGCCAGAAGCGTCACCAATCTGCACTTGAGCCTGCCCGTTCATACTTACAGTAACACTCTGAACAGCATAATTTTCGTCTAAGCCTTCTACAGTAACAGTCTGTGCACCTGTACCTGCGCTAGTGTCTGCGGTGCTGGAACTGCTGATAAACGCCGTAAACGCTGCGGCAGGCCATACTACGTCACCCCCCTGTGACCATACTGTTTCCTCAGTACCATTTATGTCTGGATTGTACCCAAACTTATACAAAGAAGAGGCACCGGTAACTTGGCCTTTAGATACTTGTAACTCATACGGTTCTTGGGCTGCCATAGCGTCTCTCAGTGCTTGGTCTAACTGGTTAAAGTATATACGCAGTACGTTGTTAAACTGCTCGAACGCCTGTTGGTCATACCCCTGTGGGGGTGTCGGTAGTCTGGGGGCTACAAAATCTATGTCGGCAGCCATTACCGCCTACCATCAGGACGTATATCTATACGTGGCGTACCCAACTGCCAAGCTACACCTACATCACCAGACTGTACTTTTATGGATAACTGTCTACCGCGTACGCGAGTGTTAATCTGTGACGTATACGCCTCAATAGGTACAACAGCAGAACGAGTTACCGCTGCACTGTTAGTTCCGCCCTCTGACAACGGGTTATTATACCCAGAACCAGATTACTGTAGAGGTAGCAACTCCATAGTCACATTAGGGCTTTCGGCAGTAGACCCATCAAAAGTCACATCAGGCAGCACTCTTTGTATAAACGAGAACCTATCGCCGTCGTCTATATCAAACTCAGCGGACGTTATGTAGGCATCTATGGCTTCGTCAGCACCGGCCTCATTGCTGTCTACACCCTGCTCGTGGTTGACCACCCTGTTTGTATAAGTTGTGGCCATAGGGTACTCGCGTAACCCCGAATCAATCCATGCACTGCGGGCCATAGTGCCGAAGTACCAGATGTCCTGTTCGTGGTTGTAGACCACATACTTATCTACAGTCGTGGAGTTAGCGGAGCAATAGAACCACCAAATTTCGCCAAAACCTTCGTTTGTTGCAGCAAAAGCCTGCTGGGCTTGTTCAGAGTTGAAGTCGTTAAAAACGTACCGTTTTAGATCACATCGCAGTACGCTGACGCCACCATCGTAACGGTAGAAAGAATCTCTACCCATCCAATAAGAGACGCCATCAGAATATGCTACCGCACGGGTAGACGCTATTGAGATATTAGAGCCAAGTAACTGCGTGCCCCAAACTATGGTACCCCCTACGTACTGCATCGCGTACAGGGCGGAGTCAGTCCATACCAGTATTTCTTGGCGAGATTGTATAGCTGTTACGATCCCAGACCCATTAGACAGCCGTATATCACCAGCTTGGTTAGTTGCAGCAGGTGTCCAGTTTAGCGCGTCTTCTTGGTCTGACCACCGAATTAACATCGGATCTAAAGCGGTTGTACCTAACGTGTTAGTGCCAAAACAGAACACAAATCGGCTCACGTCAGATACTAGGATGAAATTTTGTATAACGGGGACATTGGACGCCCCAAGTCTGGTGGAAAGATCTACCGCAGGGGTTGTCAATGCGTCAGTAGGAGACGCATCCCAGAAATATACTCCGCCCCCACGAGGGCCAAATACTAAGTCTTCTCCAAAGTTAGATTGGCTCCAAAGACGAAGAGCATCTGAAGATACAACACCTTCACCCCAAGCACCTTCATTCCAACTACCAGCGCCCCAACCCGACAGCGGTACTTCAGTCTCAGGGCCGACGTTTACTTGGTATTTTGCTGTTACGGAGCCGCCACCAGTAGCAGATGATGAAGCTGCTCCTGATGCTTCAATGGTGTAGCTGTTGCCAGTAGCATACGTTAGCTGGAACTCACCGTTTAATGTAAGCCCTCCTACAGCAGATGCGCCACTAAACGTAACAAAATCGCCATTTATATACCCAAGAGCCGCATCGGTTACAGTTACCGTGCTAGATCCACTAACAGTCGTGAAAGGGTTAGTAAGTGACACACCAGATGGAGTGCGTTCGGGAGTTACATCAAAGTACGCGCCACCTTTTTCAATGTAAAACTTTAGATTGGTACCTACACCTAACAGGTTCTGGTTGTTTAGCGTAACCCAACCGAATAATGATCTACAAACGCCAAGAAAGGTGTTGAGGGATATAACCTGCCAACCGCCAATTTTTTCCGGTAAACCCCCACGAAATCTGACTTTATCGCAGTCGAACCAACCCTCTTCAGCCGCATAACGAGTAGTCTCGCGGTTGACTCCGGGGCGGAATAGCAGCTTACGTAATGGCATTATCTATATTCGCCTGTACGAATCATCTCAGTCACCTCTACAGCACGGTTGCCGACTTGTTTAGCCCAACGGCTATCCATAAACTCATCAGCGGCGATGTCAAACTGCTCCCGAGACATAGCTTCCAGAGCCTTAACAAATCCGCGCAGCCGCGTGATGCCTAGATTGAAGCACATATCGACCATTGCGTCACGTCTAGCTTTATTCAGCCCGCCGTACCAGTAGTACGCATCTTGCAGTTCTTGATGGCAACGCTCTAAGTCGTTATGTAGTAAGTAGTCAATCTCATCGGGAGATAGACCCAAGCCAGACTCTGAGATGTTTCGGCCTACGCCTATGGTTTCAAAACCCGCAGTACACAAATACACCTTGGACTTGACGCCCTCATGGCGTTTTACCATCTCAACTAAATCGCCCATTACTTCTCCCGTGCGACGGAGTTAACCTTCTCGTAGGAACGCATAGCGCCCAGACCCAACATTCCCATCATAACGGGCACAAGCAGCGTTGTATCTACTTCTGGCACATCTACCCAGATACTAATTATGTTGGCAATAATGGTGTTGTACAGCAGGCCAAGAGCGCAGATCCAGCCGATAGCAGGTCGCCATCCCGCTACAAATAACGACTTATGTGCGGCTTCCATCTTGTTGATTTCTAGCTGGCCTTTGAGCGCCTCATGCGAGTGCTTTTCAGACATAGTGGCAATCTCATGGGCCAAGGCGTTCTTTTGATCCTTGTCCTCTATGAACTTGTCCAACAGCCCTGTAACTGGCCCTACTAACGATGCAACGATACTCATATCTATTTCCTGTTTGACCACGCTTGAGCGCCAAAGAAGGCTGCAAGTATACCCGCAACGGAAACGAAGTAGACTGCGGCCATATCACCTAGAATCGTCGCTGCCTGCGCCAGCCCGAAAAGCTCCGATGCAACAACTAATGACGGGTACAGCAACATTCCCCACAAGGCGAACCAACTCATGGCTCGTTGAGCATCAGCACGTTCATGCTGTAGACGTAGCTCTTGTAGCTCTTTGCTTGTGTTTAGTTCGTCATCAGTAACAACGCCATCCCCATCCGCATCGTATTCGGCGTATTCACTTCCTTCTTGTAAACGCTTTGCTGCCATACTAATCCCAAGTTTTTGTGTTGGCTCCCACCCGCTTCGGAATGCAGTAAGCCGTTATGTTCTCTTGCATCTGGTAGCGGTTGTTTATCTTAGTCTTGCCCGTACTGACATAGTACGCAAACGTGTTACACCGTGTGATGTCACGGAAGTAAAACTGATCGGCTATTGGCTCACCGTTTACCACCACAACCAATAAAAACGCCATCATTACCTTGTCAACCAACCCAGTAACAATGCCAGCGTCATGGGCAGCAGAAATATCAACACAACGACAATCACTGCGAATTCTTTAACTTCTTTCCAAAACTTTTTCTTTTCCGCAGCTTTACGCGCCAGTTCTGTTTGTTTCGCCTTTCTAGCTTCAGCCATCGAAGCCATCGCTTCTTTATAAAGGTCACCGTTTCCGCTTACGGTAAATAGGTCACGGACTTCGCGCATGGTGTCTTGGATCTGTTTTTTTGCCAAAGCCGCTTTTACGGCATCCGCCTCTGACAGCTTACCCTCATTCTGAGCACGTTGAAGCTCGACTTCGGCACCCCCAAGAGTCGATAAGAAACTAGAAATACTGGAGATGTCGTCGGTGGTCTCAGCGATCTGTTTTATCGCACTGGTAGCAGCATTTACGCCAGCTACGATAGCTGCGATTTCACCAATCATGGTTAGGCCATAAACTGCGGCAAAGCTACTGCAACAATCACCGTGACATATACGCCCCAAATCATTAGCTCAAGGCGATCAAACCGCTTACTCCCATCTTGGAGGCGCTGCTCAATACCTTGGTAGCGTATAGCGCACTCTTTCTCATGCGCTTCAATCTTCGCTATAGCTTTTTCAGTGGGTGTCACTTGTCTTTAGCCTTACCTATGTTGATAGCAAGCAAATCAACGAAGCGATACAGCTTTGCGATCCACTCATCATCTTTGGGTGTCGGGGTGCTCGCGGCAATCAACGATGCAATGGTGACAATCGTCGTGACCGTCGTGACTATGGTAAGTAAATCCATAATTACTTAGCTCCTTTTTTCTTAGACTGAGATATCTACCCTTTGTGTTGGAGCAAGTTCTGTAGCCTCAATCTTGTTACCTTTCTGGGTATACAAGGTAGGCATTACTGTCTCCACCTTCTCTTTCACGGGTTCGCCTTCCGCGCCTGTACGCAGACGCTCTTGTTTTTCAACAGCAATCTGCTTCCAACTAACTTGAGCAGATCCGGTTACCGAACCCACGTCCATAGTCTACTGCACCACTTCCGCTTCTGGCTCTTCGTCTTCAGCAGGTTTAACTGCATTGACGATAGCTTCCCCGTAAGCGTTCAGTACAACCTGACGCTCATTGATCTGCATTTGCAGCCGTGCGATTTCTTGGCGGATCTCAGCAACACGCGCAACGTGCATCTGGGTTTCAACAGTCAACTCAGACACGTTATGTTCTTCGTCGTTAATGACGATTGTTTGCTCTTCGCTCATTACCAAGGCACTCCATCAGCGGTTGTTGGCGTGATTTGACCGTTAATGTTGGCTTGCAAAGACGTTTGAATCGCATCTTTGTCAACGCCATCCGCCCAGCACCATCCTAACACCTGTGCCTCGGTCAAATCGGCATAGGGAGTGTAATCGGAAGCAGACGGGTCTGGGGTAAACCCACTGGTGCCGTAGCTTGTTGCAGTGTAGGTTACAGCGTCATCGCCAGTACCTTCCGTTTGCTCTGCGTTTACGCGCCAGTGAGCAGTGAAAACACCCCCATCACTCAGTTCGTAATCAGTGGTTGAGATCGTCCATGTAAATGTAGCCATTAGTTAT